AGGGGGCTAGGGGTTGAAAACCTGTGTAATGTACTAGCTATGAGCACAAAAGCAGAGCCCGTAAGCCTGAGATGGGCACAGGGCCAAGTTTTTTCGAGCGACAAACGCTTCCGCGTATTAGTTGCCGGTCGTCGATTTGGCAAATCCTATCTTTCCTGCGTTGAACTACTTCGTGGAGCGCTTAACAAGCCGGGCGAAACCTTCTTTTATTGTGCCCCGACGTATCGGATGGCCAAAGATATTGCGTGGCGAGCGTTAAAAAAGCTAGTTCCAAAGGTTTGGATCAAGAGTAAAAACGAAACCGACCTACGAATCGAGCTAATTAACGGTTCAACGATCGAATTGAAGGGTACTGAGAATGCAATGGCGCTTCGTGGCCGCAGTTTGAGCGGTGTGGTGCTCGACGAAGCCGC